GATTTACCCCAAACATAACCGAGGCTTTCTGAGCCTCCTTCTTGTGAGCTGTCATACAACGCTTTACCGATAAGGTATTTGTCAACTTCAAAAACTGTAGCCAGAATATCGGCTGTAACAATACCTCTTTGCGTGTATTTAATTCTCTCAAGAATGTCAGGGTGGTCAAGCAACTTTAAATGTGCTTGATATCCTAAAATTAAAGTATTTGGCATTTTACCAGAAGCAGCGTGAACAACAGCTTTCGCTGAACGAACATCTCCGATAGGGTCGCTACCTGCGTAGTCATCCCAGCGGTTAGCTCCAGCTAAAGCAGAGGTCTGAGAACCATAAGTGCCTGCAGCAAAAGCTACATCAGCAACTCTTTTCTCTCGCCCTAAAGTGATTAACTCGGTCAAGTTTTCTGTGGTATCTACGTCCATATCGAGCGGATTGTCGGCATTATCACGTACCCTGTCAGGGATAAGGTCTTTCAACGCATATTCCTCTGTTGAGTATGTGTCTGTGCTAACGTTCCATTCTACCTCGTTTGCTTCAGCACCAGCAGCCCTCTTGGACTGTGGAAGTCTCCAAGCACGAGTATATGTGTAGTATTTGTCTGATTCCTTTTTAACAGGAATAACAGGCATAACTTGATCGGCAATCATTTCTTCATTGGAATATCGGATAGATACTCCAGATAAGACTGCATCTACGTGAACATCTCTCTCAAGTGGATTTCCAAATTTCATTTCTCGATTAAGTCGAGAAACTTCTCTCATTTGTAATTCGCTTAGTTTCATTTATTTTTTCACCTCCTTTCAATTAAAATTATATTGCTTTGACCCTTGTCGTTTTAACAAGCCTCAGGGTCATAAAAGGCTAACTAACTATTAGTTAGATTCATCCTCCTGACCAATTCCGCCAGGTGTGAGTAGAACCTCGATGACACCACCACTGCCCTCGGTATTGTCCTCAAGGGCAATACCAATAACGGACTTTTGGTCGGCGTCAACTGGCGTGCCTTTTCCTGAACTGGACATTAGTTTTTCACCAGCGTCGCAGTTGGCAGCCATTATCAATTTAGAGGTTCCACCTATGGCAACAGAGGCAGCTTCGCCATCTTCGGGTTCGTTTTGGAGAATTCCAATAACGTGTGTTCCCTCGGCAGCGGGAGTGCCAGCTTTGATTACGGTGTTGCTAGTCCCTAGTTCTATCATCACAGCGTGATACTGATAGTCTGACAGGTCTTCACCTGCTATTAAGGACTTAACAATCTGATTTGATGCTTGACTCATTCTTACTCACCTCCCTTCCATAAAAAGTATAACATTTGTCTCCGTGAATTTCCTATTCCAGATTACTTTTTGAAAAGATCTGGTTTCTCTCGTGAAACTACCTTCAATGCTTCGCTGTATTTCATGCCCTTGTTAGCTTTCAGCACTTTTTCAACCTCAGCATCAATGCTGGATTGAACATCAGCTTCATTATCCCCACCTTCCTCTTTAAAGAGTTTGGCGGAAACTTTGGGTAGATTTTGTAAAAAATCGGAGAACAGCTTAGCAACGTTCGGAGTAACAGCCATCAATAAATCAACAGCTGTTTTCTCATTCTTTGGTAGAAGAACACCATTGGGATTGCTTTCAGAGAACACATATCCTTGCACTTCAGCTTGAACTTCTTTTAATCTAAGTTTTTTCTCGACAATACCGAGCTTAGACTTCATCTCGTTCATCTGTTTAACGTGGTCGGCTTTGGAGATAAACTTCTCACTTCCTTGAACTGGTTCTTCCTCTTTTTCTTCTTCTTCCTTTTCTTCTTCCTCTTTTTCTTCTTTATCTCCTTCTTCCTTGCCCTCAGCATCCTTGGCTAACTCAGATTTCACTTCTTCGTAGGACTTTTTATCTTCTTCCGAAGCGTCCTCTGGAAGAACGAATTCTGCGTCTTCTGCCAGTTTAGCTTTAAGTTCGTCTTTGGTCATTCTATTTTCACCTCCTTTCTGGGATTCACTATTAGTAATGAAACCTGCAAACATATTTTCTGAAAGAGCCACTGGAGCCAGGCTCTTAAAGTACGGTCTATTAGTTAATGCTCCACCCAACAACACATTATTGTATATATCGTGGGTTTCAAGGTCTTCATATTGAAAATCAAATTCTGGACTAAAATACTTGAAAATTCCGTCTGATACTAACTGTGTTCCTAATTTTGTCCACTCAACCTTTGCTTTTAGCTTGGTCTTGCCATCTTCAAAAACTTTCTTGAGCGACCTGAACCAGCCAGCAGCTCCCTTTTCAGGCATATGTTCCTGGTCAACAGCGATGTCAACCTTGCGGACCTTATCATTAAAAGATGAGATGAACTTATCAATATCCTCATCACTAATACGGATTATTCCGTATTGTGGATGTTCCCATTCACCAGCATGAAGTATCTCAATTTCTGAGGTTGGTTTTCTGGAAGAAAAAATCTTATCGGTTAACTCAATCTGCGGAGCAAGAGTTTTTAGTTTTGTTTTTGAGGCTTTCACAAATTCCTCTCCTTTTTCAACATAGCCTTGATTTTGGAGATAAGCAGAAACTTCGGAAGCCTCCTTTTTAGACTTGACTTCGCCAGCGTGGGATTTGCCAGCCTTGTCATAGCACACGTGCATATATTGGTTAGGTTTTCCTTTAACAGCAATGGTTCTTACCCTACCGCCACTTCTGACGCATCTATCAAAATCAGCAGGAAATTTCAAAGCCATATTTTTATCTCCTTTCTATTCTTTAATAATAACATATTATGAAAATTAAATTTTGTCATTTTAATACAACTAAACTTATCAAGGCAGTTAAAACAGCCATCAAAACTACTCCAACTGCAGTGTATACAATTTTCTGAATTGGAGAAAATTCTTCTCTCTTAACATAATGCTGTTTAAAATTTTGGATTTCATTTTTCACATCGCTCATTTCTTGATTCAAAATACCTACATGACCACTAATCTTGCTGAGTTCTTTTTGGTTATCTTGTGAGATAAACCAAATTTTTTCTAATATTTTTTCATTAGTCTTTGGCATTTTTATTCTCCTTATAAACCCCAATCCCATAGGGCATTTTTCTCTTGCCAGAACCAGGTAACGGATAGCCAATGTCCTTAAAATCCCAAGGTGCAACTTGTGATTGCGGTCTTAAATTGTTTGGTATTCCTGTGAATGGCGGTGGATTGACCTCCTCTTTCATTATCGCCACCCAAATACAGCGACAACCAAAGTGAACCGCACCAGGCTTGTATTCGTGGAACGCCTTGTCCTCAACCCCTATTATCCTTCCGTCCATGCTCGTGCAATAGTTGCATGTCGCTCCATCTAAGATGGCTGACCATTGATAGCCATATAATTCATCTTTGGAACTATCAAATGTATAAAGCCTACCATTATTGATTTCATCAGCTGTTACTAAAGATGCAGTTGCCCGCACGTTGCGATTGGTAAATTTATCAAATCCCGCCTTTACATTTGCCATGGCTTCGTCATCTGTAATTTCGGGGTTCATCATCGCCACCGCAGCGATTCCTTTTAGTTCCTTCATTAATTGCTCTTCATGTCGGTTGGCAAGGAAAAAAGCCCTCTCGTTTATTCTCTTGGTAATTTCTGCATCTGTGGCTGGTGCTGGCTGTTTAATCTCATAACTTGATTTTAATTTGCCAAACTCAAACAATTTTTTGATTTCTTCTTGAAACATCTGTGTATAAACGCTTTTCAGTCGCCAATTTAATCTGTGAAGGTCTGCATAGTCCTTTCTGCGGATTGCTTCCTCAAAAAGAGGCAACAGTGAGGTTTTTTCTCTATTAAGAACTGAGGTCATCTTATTGATGAGATTTTTCTCTGCAATATCCATAAAATCCCTTATCTCGTCAAACTTTACTCTTTGCTCGGCTTTCGTTAACTCCCTGTGGTATTTCTTCTCTTTAAATTCACCCTTTTGTTGGCTTTTTTGCTTGGCAATCTCCATTTGCTGGTCAGCTTGTTCTTGTTCCTTCTGCTCTTTTTCTTCTTTGGTGTCCATTTCTTCACCCTCTGGTTTTTCTGGAAGTTTAAGGGTTCTTCTCAGATAGTCCTCTGTTTCAGGGTCGGAAGTTATCATACCTGCCATTGATAATGTTTGTATTGCCTCTGCCAGTTCTTTTACGTCCTTAACTCCCAAGTCAGCGTGGGTAAGCTTGGGATATTCTTCAACATTCCAGTTATAGTCAACCAAGTTTTTAATTTCATCATTAATAACTTCTTCAATCTCTTTGGCGGAAGCATCCAATGCCTGCAAGAAGATTTGCGACTGGTCTTTTGAAAGCGAATAACTGCCAACACTCTTACTTCCAAGGTCAATGAATTGTGCTAAGACAGACTTTAAAATCTCTCTAGTGTGATGATCTAGCATTGATGAAGGGTCTTTGAGTGAACCAGCTTTAAGGTCTAACATTTCAACCTCCCAGCCTTGCTTGATGACAACGTAAGCCTTCTCATGCCCCCTAAGGTTCTTACCCATATTCTCGGCAGCGTCATAGTCGTCATCAGTATAACCATCAGGAAGCCTTACAACAGGAATGCCAATTCCCAACCTTTCCTGAGCCACAGCGTCGATCTTGTAATACTTATCCCTGAAAAACCAATGCTTGTAGGCTTGCCTTAAAAGTGAAGTTCCAAGGTAGTTATCACCCTCCCTGCGATAGACAAAAATCATTAGTTTTTCCTCTGGAATTACAACTTCAATGTAATTATTGTTTTTGTATGTCCTCTGGGTAATGCTTTCAAGCTCTCCGTTTTCGTCAACGTTCCATTTTACAATCGTCTTTGGTAATCGTGGAGCCCATTTTCGCCAACCAATCTTCCCATCTTCGGTCAATTTGTAAATTATCTCAAAAGGCATACAACCGTAAGCATGCATTAAAAGTATCTGACGAAGCGTATCTTCCCAAGAGGTTACCAAGCCCTCAAACATATTATCTTTTACAAAATCAGCAATTTCTACATCTTCTGGGCTATCGGAAGCTGGCTCAATATCCCACTCAGCAGAACGGATAGGAAGTTCGCACATTAAAAGAGCAGCTTGAACAGAAGCGTCAGACCAACGCATCTTATCAATCGTGGTGTAAAGAGTGGAGCCTGTTAAATCGGAGACGTATTCTTCGGTGTCAATAACACCCTGAAAATTAGTGACACCAGAAGCACCGATCTCTGGTCGTTTTCTTTCTGCAAACTTCTTGGTATTTCCCTTTGTTCCCGTCATTGGTCTTTGACCTCCTAAAATTGTTTATCTAAAATTCCAGCAGTAATAGGTTTATCCTTTTCAGGAATATCATCTGCTTTAGGTTCAGCCAAAGAGCCTGTTGACAACTTGTCTAATCCCAGCATTGCATAATTAGAAGCCATTGTCAAATGATCAGCTCCTAGCTTCTTATAAACCCATACTACCCTGCCATCGGATTTTTCTTCTTTATCCTTTGCCCAATTACAATGATGTCTGATGAATAAATCAATATCTTGAGTTAATCTTGGCAATACAACCAAGTGGTTCTTAAACTTATCAGCCATTCGGTCAATGGACTCCATTTTAGCTACTATTACCCGATACTCTTTTGACTCTTGGTCTTTGTACCACTTAATAAATTCCTTCTGACTTTCATTATAATATACAAGCCAAACCTTTGCAGGATACATTAGTGCGAACTTTCGGGCTGAATGCTTGTTCGGTAAAGCGTCAATCAAACAAAGCGTAACCCCATAAGTGTCCATTAGGTTCGGCAGGTCTTCATCAAAACTCTTATAAACACCTGAATGGAGCAGTCGCACACTTCCGTCATTTTCTTTTTTGTAAATCACAACGTGCAATTCATTGCCTTGGTCAACACCCATTATCGTATTTCTGCCTTTCG